ACTCCGGGTATGCAAATCCGCATCTAACCCACCAAAGAAGAATTTCAACTTCAATCCATAGTTTCCAAGATGTTCAGCCAAGAACTCAGGATCAGTCATCAAACTGAACGGTTCATCAACAGAAAATACATTGTCGTCACCATAAAGGTTTACCAATTGTTCACGCACAAGTGAAAAAGGAGGCGCTTCGCCCATTTTGCGCTTATAAGCAGCATAAAGTCCAGCGGCGAAGATTATAACATGGCCAAAAATATTATCTCTTGTGGTACATCCACTTCCAGAGGCGTTTCCATAATCCTTGGAGATCACGTTTCCATTTTGCAATTTCAGAATAAAGCAACACGTATTCTCAACAGTCCATAGAAATTCTTTCATCTCCTCATCGGGGATTCCACACTTCTTTTGAAGCACAGAGTATATATCTTTTAGTAGTGGTAGAAATTTATCCCATCCAGAAACATCGTAACATCCTCGATATCTCTTCTTGAGTAATTTCTCAGCAAGTCTGTTAAAACCACCACCATACGGATTAAATCCATATGCAGACCATTCATATTCCATCAGGCGGAGGGAAATCCGCTTTCCAAATTTGATTTGCGAGTAGAGGAGTTCAAATGCAGGTACTTGAAATAACCTGATCTTATTCTCCTCAATATCAGCTAGGTTTTTAAACTCAATCTTTCCTGAAACGTTCCAGTAAGGGAGTGTGTCGGTACGCTCTATAAATAGGGTATCGGCAAGAGCTTGGACAAGCTCTTCTTTAGACCTAAAACCAAAATAAGTATGGGGAAAACCAGGACTCTTAGTCCAGTCAATATATTGACAAATTTCTTCCGATGATGCGATACACTCAGCCATTATCGGTCCATAATAAGTCTCAAAAAACAACATTCCAAATATATGACTCTCAGCGCCAACATATTTGTACTCAGGTTTAACATCCCACGATGTAACAGTTTTATAGTAATTAGTTTGAGTTGGGACAACAACAAAGAACTTATCTTCACAGATCTCCTTCAACCTTTGCAAACCAATTTTTCCATACAAAGCCGAATACACGGATTGGTGACGTCTAGAACGAATGACATTCTT